GTCTTAACAAATACAAATGTGAAACAGAAAAGGTGTGTAGGTCTAAGGGGTGGGATCGTGCCCCCATCGATACAGTATGGCTTCTCCTGACAGAAGAGGTTGGCGAACTCGCATCCGCAATTCGACAATATAAGAAAACATACAAGAAGACAAATCTAAAAAAGGAGAGAGGAACAGATGTTATGATGGAAATGGGGGATGTGTTCAGTTATCTCTTTCAATTGGCACATATGCTAAATGTCGATTTAGACAAGATGTGGGATGAACATAAAATCAAGATGGTGGACAAGAAATATAATCTGAAGTAATAACAATAATGAGTGAGTTTATGCTCAATGATGAGGATGCAATTAATGATGTAAACCCATTTGTCCAACGCGATTTCTCCCTTCCAGGAGGTGTAAGACAGACTGGTAATTTTGAAGATTTTCAAGAAGTTCCCAAAAGTGGGGGTATCCCACCCACTGGTAAAAGTGTTTTTTGCACAGTTGGATTATGTAAACCTGAGAAACAACCATGCCGTATAGACAGGAATGTTCAACCCCGTCGTAATATTGATTACGGACTTGGATGTGGCAGGGAGAGGGAACCAGTTGTTGTTGGTGTTGAGCGTAAAAATACGACAACCCAATTAATTGTCATTTCTATTCTTATTGCTCTAATTCTATTAATTTTAGTACGTTGAAGAAATACTTGAGACGAGACTTCTTCTTACATTCTTGAATTGAATCTATTATTGATTTCTTACAAAACTTCTTAATAAACTCCACTTGCCAAGCACTCTCCATATTAATACGAGGTGGCTGGAATGTTGGATCTAAAATCTTAACTGCGTGGGCTACGCGCACATACTTACGAATATCCTGGTCGTAAGTTAAGAAACTTTCGAGTGACAGTTCAGCCATACGTTGTCTCACCTCTAGAGTCTTCTTAACCATTGTATCAAGAAACTTCTCGTAAACAATTGAGTGATTATTTGACTCTAAGGATACCCAATCAGCAAAAGGCTCTGTATTGAGGTAATCTGTGAAGGTCGAGTATCCCTTGTTCCTTGTGTACCGGTCATAGACAATCTCAACATAGGAGAGGTCAGACTCTACATCAAAAACATGCTTTGCAGATTTAAGGAAAGAGGTCATGTACTTAAATGGAGAGTCTCATCTTTAACCAAAAAAAATACCAGAGTATAGTAATAAAAACAAAGATGGCGGCCATGCCCATGTTAGCTGGTGTTGGTCTTTTGATGGTATGTTGTTCCTCAAGTTCGGCTATGATGATGATGATGGGTGGTGATGATGATTCCTCAGCTGGAGCGGCTGCAGGAGCTGGAGCTGGAGCTGGAGCTGATACCCCAACCGAATACGTCTATGAATTCATCGTGAATATACAAAATGAACACGAACTTCGTCTTCATTTAGCTGATATTAAGATGGACGGTGTCAGAGCTACAAGTGATCAGGTCGAAATACATGTTGCACCAAACAGACATCCATGTGGTACTAAAACTGATGAGTGTATAAGTGATACAACACTTGGTCATATTGATGCGGCTGGTGACATGACATGGGCGGCATGGGATGAAGAAGGAGGTGCAGTATACGGTGTCGGTGATAAGATTTTCACTGTGACATCTCCAACAAAGGTGAGTAGTTTTGAAATCGCTTACCAAAGACCTAAATACATGCCAGGTTGGATTATAAAAGAAAATGGTGTTGAAGTTATAAAAGAAACTGCTAATGGAGGTAGTGAATCTGTACCTACTCCAATTACTAAAGAATACACAATTCCATAAAAAATATCAGAGTATAGTAATAAAAACAAAGATGGCGGCCATGCCAATGTTAGCCGGTGTTGGTCTTTTGATGGTATGTTGTTCATCCTCTAGTGTAGCTACTATGATGATGGGTGGTGACGGAGATGACGATTCCTCAGGTGGAGGTGGAGGTGGAGGTGGAGCTTCTACCCCAGTAAACAAAGAGTTCATCTATGAGTTCATCGTGAACGTCCCACACCATTCATCTATTGGACACCACATTAATGATTTCTTAATCGATGGTGTAAAACCCCCGGCGGGATCTGTGGTTCTTTATCAACCCCCGGACCGTGGGGACCCACCAGCACCAGATTCATACGTTTGGGATGGTGATAAGACGACTCAAGTTGCTTATAACAGTCCTCAACCCGCGGGTGATGTGTTTATGACTGTGACACTCAACCAACCCGAACGTCCCAAGAAGTTCACAATTGGTTACGCACGACCCTTGTATGCTCCCGGGTGGATAATCAAAGAAAACGGTGTTGCGATTATTACAGAAACCGAGAATCGTGGGTCAGAAGGAGGACCCAGTGGTGTCCGATATGATTATGTTTTACCTTAAACGAACACCTAAGTGAGCCTCACATAACATAAAAAGTATGTCCAAAAATGTATTCAACTATTGCAAATAATAGCTTTTCGTATCTCCTAACGCTCGATGAGATACGAAAAGAACTACCGGATGAGACCAGACCCTCATGGATAAAGATTACGACAATCACTATGGTGTCGAGCTTTATGCAACAGATTGATATAAAGCGACTTCGAGGTTTATTCGAAGAAATTGGTTCCTATAAGATGCGACGTGTGGGTACCAAAACAGATGGTTTTGAGTGGAAATTGAAACCGACGACTTTCTACAACCAGGTGACCTTAACATACCACGACACCTACAGTACTAAGTCTGTGAAGGTATTCCCCAATGGTTCGATCCAAGTGGCTGGATGCTGCGATCTCTTCGATTGCAAACGCATCATCACCCAACTCATTCACATTTTCAAAACCTTTTTGGGTTTGAAAATTGAAGTACCAGTGGATTCATTCCGTGTTGTTATGATTAACTCCAACTTCAGTCTCAACTACAATATCAACCTCATGAAGGTTGCAGACTGGTTTGAGGAGTATGATGACATTTTTAAGGTTTCTTTTGAACCAGATAGGTATTCCGCAGTAAAGATCAAGTTCAAGCCTTCAGAGGATATGAAGGAGATTACTACCAGTATTTTCAGTACTGGTAAAATTATCATTACAGGGGCGGAGACCCTCAAGGAGATTGCATTTGCCTACAACATCATCAACAACCACATAAATGAAAATCCCCAAATTCGAGTGTCACGCACAGAAGAAACTGATGTATTTGATATTTATTTGGGATATAGATGTGATCCTTTTGTCAAACTTCTCAAGGAAAAAGGGTTCAATTCTTGGATGAGAACAATTACCAACAGGCAAATAAAATTCTAGGTGTATAATAACAATATGTCGCAGCGACTTGGTATGGCCGATGGTCGGTGCTTCACCATAAACTCTTCAGCTCAGCTCTTTAACAACTATGTTATGAAGCAAAATGGTATTTCTTTCGAGGACAACTACTCTTACCGTAAGCTCCTCCAATCTCAGGGTCCTCAGCTCCTCACCAAGGTGCAGGAGAATGTACAAGGTAAGGGACCATGCATTAAGTGTGACAATCCTCTCGTGGATACCTCCAAGATCTACTAACTGAGAAAAATCCCCAAAAAAACTTTAAAACCTTCCTATAGAATGTCAACATGTTCCATATGTCTGAATGAAGTCCGGTGTACGAGGACCAACCCTCCAGCCCGGTGCGGACATATGTTTCATTCCCACTGTCTACAGGAATGGAAGAACACAGGTAAGAATACATGTCCAATTTGTCGAAAAGTTATAGATGGTACACAATTTAAAATTACAGTCACTATACAAAACAATTACACAGCAACGGCGAATTCTGTGTCCTTGAATGAGGGGTCTATATTTGAGGTTCTAGATCTATTTGACATTAATTTTGATGTGGATCAACAAGAAGACCTTGAAAGTATCTTAGCGGACCTTGGGGTGAGTCCTACCGACTTTGATCCCAGTGTCCTTGACACAGAATGAACTACAATATTTCTCGTAGTTTAGACCTGGATAGTCCCTAGAAGCCTTACGGGGGTCAGTGATGGCCTTACCTTTAGCATCAGTCAGAAGCGGACCAGTGGCCCAACCACGCTTGTGACTGAATACATTGGCTTTAAAAATTACACGTTTACCAACCTTAAACTGACCACCTTTCTTTACCCGTGATTCAGGTACTTTAAAGAATTTGGCTACAGCTTTGATAGTATCCCCAGGTTTGATTTTGTATTCAACCATCCCATGTTGCTTGTAAAAGTGGAAATCCCCTTGTCGGATATAGTTCATAGGTCTTCCAGGCGAAACAAACATCATAACCTTGAAATAACCTTTTTTGCATTTTTCATTAGCATCCGCCTTGTACACCCTCTTAGGATTGTCAGAAATGACGCGCTTAGGAAGTCCAGTACAGTGGGTATAGGTATGGTGTCCATTTGAAAGACCAGAACGATCACCCGGGATGGACTTTTGCCACCTATATGCTTCGTAGTCTCCAACGGCATAGGCGTAACAATTATTGTTTCCAATACCCTTTGGTGTCGACCACCGCCTGTTTGTATACCTACTTTCTGAGCCACTCAGGGGAAGAGCCCTCATTTGTAGTTTACCTAGAAAAAAATATCCACATGTAATAAATGATTCAAGAGGTTGCCAAAGCCAAGTCCAGGTCCGAAATTATCACCGAGGTTCTTACCTTTTTACTTGTTGTGCTCATCAGCACATTCCTTCTCCGTGTCGTATGGAACCGCTCCCTTGTGAAGCACATCTCCATCCTCAAGCCTATTAGCAACTTGACCGATGCGTTCATCCTTTCTCTCGCCCTTCAGATTGTACGTGGCATCTAATTCCAGTATTTCATTATTGATAAGTTGATACAATCAACTCTTGAATAATAAATGATTTAAACCTCGTTGTATCCAACGATCTTCTCCCCGTTAGGACCCTTGAGGGTAGGGAAAGCGGTCATACCATCGCAACCACCCTTGTCACAGTCGACGAACACGTGGGGCTTACCAGCCTTCTTCATGTAATCCAACTGCTTGACTGTCCACCCACACCCCTTTGTTCCGTAAACGGTCCACTTTTTACCACCTGGGGAGGCCTTGGTTGTGTTCCTGTAGAGCAAAAAGACAACGAGAACGATTGCCACTGCAACTACAATTGTTGAGCGCTGCATATTTTATTATAGGTAAATATTAAAAATGTCTTCAACTGTATTCACTATTGGAAACAAAAATATCACGCTCAAGTACACCAGGAAAATGCCCCGTGGTGAAGTTGAACGGATGAAATCATTCGTCACTAAGAATGGTGAGAAACTCGTTAAGACTCAAAAGTTTAAGATACTCTCTGAAGTTGACGAGGGTACGAAGAGGGTTTTTAAGGTTGACAAATCTTCTTTTTGAGCATATTACGTTCATTATTTGATAGACTGTTCACGTAGTTGTTTATCTTTTTGGTATTTTTGGGGGTCTTGACCTTGGGTGTGACCGTCTTGAATTTACCCCCAACAAACTTCATATTCTTACCACCTTGTATGGCGTTCCTTACGTTTTGGGGTGTCTTCATGTTAAAAGGTTGTCCACGTTCGTACCTCTTCATTCG